ACTCCTTGACTAGCAACTCAGCGAACTTTTCATGATCAAAACCCTCGTCAGTATATGTCCACGTGGTAGACTCGGCATCATTCTCAATCTCAATACGACCACCAGCTCTGCGAAAAAGTTCTTGTATGTTTAGATTCATTATTCTTCTCCAAAATGTTGGTTGACTGCCAAGTTGATCATTTGCATGGTCTCACCGCTATTGAATAAACCACGAGCATCGTTGTTATTGAGTCGTTGTTCTATTGTACTGACGCACTCACTAATAATGTATTGTGCAAACTGACTACAAAATTCATCACTAGCACTTGCGTGTGTTCGGCGCCATGTTCTGTCTGCTAGTTCTCGCACTACACTATTCATTACCAATCCTCTACGCCAACTACAGGCACTCTGACATTAGCCATGCGACCGTGTAAGTCTATTGTAAATTCCATTTCAAGTGTGTAGCCAATACCATTGGCACCGTTATCGTGAATCAGCGTGAAAAAATCTATGTTGTTTTCCTGTGCGATTCGTGTGATACGCTCAATGTCTTGCGTGTTTAGTGTTATCTTATTCATAGTTTAATTCCATTACATTGGTGGTTTCTGGTAATACTTCAATAGCCAGTTCTGGTTTTTGTCTAATGATGTGGTCTATAATTCCCCATCCATAGCCAGTGCTACCATAACTGTGCTTAGCACAGCGATACACTGAACCACTTGAGCCAGCAAATAGATAGTGACCGTCTTCTTCGGTGACACTAGTGATACCGCTGTTGAGTTTCCAACTATCACCATCCAAGTATCCACCAGACCAAGTAGCAAAAACCCTGTAGTGTGGGTTAGTGCCATTGATTTTTACAATCATCCAACGGTTTGGGTTATACACGCTCATACGATTTCCTTGTGTTATCGAAAGGGACTTATTGAAATTGCCATTAGGCACACTGCGGGGGTTATTTTGCTACTCGTTTGACGGTAAAGCCCTGTTCACGAGCCTCATCGGCTTCATACTTGGTCTCAACCGTAAACATGTAGAGTTCTCCGTCCCAAATTTGATACATACATCACTCCTTATTTACGAATCATACAGGTAGATTCAGTCAGAGCACGCCAGTTGTTAGGGCTGATCTTGACCAAGTCGGCAATCTTAAGGCTCATACGCAAACTGATTTCACGTAGACGATCCTTGTTGTCCCACATAAAGTCTAGAATCATGTTGCCTGTAGTTTCATCCTCGAACTCGTATTCAGAGAACAAACCACCCTCGGCATCACGGTGAACTTGCTTGATACGCAACATCTTATCACGCACGGTGTCGATAGTCAAGTCCAAAAAGTGGCAACGTGACTGAAGTGCTTCTAAGTGATCCTGCAACTTTTTAGACTTGAGACTGTTGAAGTTCAAGTTGGTAATAAAGATGGCTGAGCCATGAAACTCAAAACTATCTGGTATGCCTTCACGGCGCAACAATGACGAATCCGAGTTCCAGAAAATCTTACGGCGCTTACCGCTATCAAGTGCAGCTTTTAGAATGTTGAGTGCCAAGTCATCCATCAGTACTGAGTCACAGTCGTCAAACACTAACACGTTTTTACGATCCGAGAACTTGTAAAGTTGAGCATACAAGCCTAGAGCTGTCATAGCACCCTTGACAACTTCATAGCGAATCTTTTTGCCGCCTAGACGGTCGAACAGTGTCGCTTTTTCCAATTGTGATTCCACGCCAAATGATTTACCAACGCCAGGTGGGCCTGTTACGATCATAGCACGAATGTCACCGTTGATAGTAGCGGCGGTCATTTCATCCAGAACAGCAAAGCGAGTGGCAATCCTGTCCATTGCTTCGTCATCAGTTTCACTAATATCGTGAACTTCAACTTCGGGTGTGTGTGCGATCTTCAAATGACTGACTCCTGAGGGAGCACTAGATTTACGACCAGTGCCCAAAATTTCAAAACTTGCGCCATTAGGCACATCAATATAAACTTGTTTGGATTTGGTAGGCAACTTACCGTTATTACGAACTTGAATTCTGGTATCGGATTCCACTTTACGAGCCAAGGTAAAAACCTGACCGTCAACTGGGAAATCCTTGTAAGAGCCTGAGAGAACACGAACTGTGGTAGCCATGTAAAGTCCTTTTGTGAGTGTGTAAGAGAGTATTATAGCACGAATCCGAATTACTGTCAAATAATTCGGATGTTGTTTTTACGCAACACTTAGCATATTCATTGGAACTTGCCAGAGTCCGTTTGATGTGCGAACTGTTGCTTTTTTGATTCCGATTTTTGTAATCGTTCCGTGAGTCAAGCCAGTGCGGCTACTGTTGAATGATACTGTTGCGCCCAGTGTAAGTTGACGCTTGACTTGCTTAGCCATTGAGGCACGTGCAAACTGAATTGCTTGACCAAATGCCGTGAGTTCGTCATTTGTAAATTTGCCTGCCATGATAGCATGTTGAATTTGGTGAGCGTCAGTGAACTTTTGCATTTTCAGTGTCCTTTACTAGTTTCAATACAAGTATTGTATCATAGATACGATTTATTGTCAAACGGAGTGTTGTATTATCGCAACACTCGTGTGTAGTGTAACATTGTCGTTCCGTCCTTGTGTGCCTTGACTTTGGCCATTACAACTAAAGTACTACCTATTGTGGGTGCGTCACGCAAACTAAAGCGTGTAGCACTATTGTCCTCAGTTATGGCAGTTACGAAATTAGTATTATACTGCTGACTATAGCTATTTTTTACTACAGTCACAGTTGCCTTGATTTTCTCGCCCACTCGACCCAAATACTCGCCAGTAGTTTGACGAATACGCTCAGTGACGTTTTCACGTTCCTGTGCCCTATTGTAGCCCTCGGGCAAGTATGCCACTACGCCTAGTGCGTGTGTTGTTGATAAGGTTGAGGCGTTTGAGTATTCGATGACCGATCGATCAAAGTCGCTCAAGAGCTTGCCACCCAACAATTTGTTCAATATAGTGCCCTGCCAGTATTGACGAATGTCCAGTGCCAGTGTACGGTCAGTTTCCGTGACTATGCTGGTATGCTTGTCATCCTTGAGATACTCAGCCACCAACAGTTTGTTAGCACTTACTACTGTACCCTGCTCGGTTGTATGCGAATCTTTGACGTAACTGCCGTTCATTCGTTGAACAGCCACAGCCACGGCAAAAACCAAGTCGGAATCGTATGTGGGTTTGGAAGGCTTTTTAGTCACTTGATGTCCTTTATCAGTTTCAATATGTGTATTGTAGCACACTGTTGATTTATTGTCAAATTTCTAAAATGAGGACTAAATACTTACATTGGAGCACTAAAATGGATTATAATACCGAAATGAGAAATCTTCTCAATTTGATGGAAGCGGGTTTCAACCCTGATAAACACGAAATGAACGAACAGCATATCAAGGATTTGGCTGAAGAGGCACTACATGCGGCGGCTCGTAGCATTCAAGATACATTGGGTGTTGAGTCGGGTGATGTTGCCGGCATTTTCTTTACTGGACCATACGCTGACAAGATTCATGAAATCTTTGAAATGTACATCAAGTATGAACTTATGCACATGAACAAAGACCAAGAGTAATTAGATACTAACATCTTCCATACCGGCAGTTCTGAGTCTGACAATGTGACCCAACTGCCATTGTTTTGCTTCCAAGCCTTTTAGAATTCCCAACCAACGATTGCGTAGTAGTGCTACTTCATTGACTAAGGTTTCCATATCAATAACATCCGATTCGCCGTCAACATACTTATCAGCATCACGACTAGTCAGAGCACGATTGTAGTTCTCTAGATATTTTTTGAATGTTTGAGCACGAATCTTACGCAGTTGAATGTTCAAATAGTTTAGAACTGCCTCAACTTCCTGTAGTTGATTGAATCTATACTCAGTGATACCAGGTAACGCTGCCAAGTTTCGTTCAACATTACCCTTGATACCACTATCAAATCTTGCTGATTCAAGTTCGGTTTCATAATGTGTAATGAAGTCTGGCAGTACTGATAAGTCCTGCGTTACTCTAGTGTACCATGTCATAGTTTAGTAATCTTCGTCTTCGAAGTCGTCGTAATCTTCCACTTCGTCTTCTTCGTAATCTTCATAGTCTTGTTCTGGTTCAATGCTGTCGTCATAGTATTTTAGTGCGGTTGTTACCAGCTTATCGCCACGAAACTCTGCACGAATTTCTTCACTACTGTAGTCAGCATCAACTAACATATTGACTAGATTTTCTGCCAAGTCATCTCTATCGGAGTCATGAGTGCTTTCTAGCATCATGTCCCATACTTCTCTAATAAGTGCTATAGTCATAATAAATAATTTCCCTGATTTTTAGTTATTTATAACTTGTTCTATTTGTTTGTATATCATGCGATTACCCTGTTCTGAAAAATGATTTATCAATCCAGGATCACGCAACATTAGTTCGCTAAAATCCAATACCGTATTCTCGGTTGTGTATTCTTGTAATATTGGCAAATTTGAAATCACTATGACATTTTTGCCCACTAACAGTCTATTGATTTCTGCTCTAAACAGTCTATAAACATGGGTGTGATAGTCAATATCATAGTGATAGTCAAAGTAATTTATGGCTGCTCTAAGACTGCGATTGAAAATGTTCCGTAACTTGCCGGCATGATGTTCAATATCTACCAGCATAAGATCAGCGTTACCGTGTAAACTATCAGTACCATGAACAGGATGATGTCTAGTAACAACACGATAGGGACTAGTATGTGATACTATGACCCAATCGTATACCGCTAAGTTTTGGACTGATAGTAGTTGTTGATAGATTCTGTATTCTGCTACTCCACACTGTGCTAGATTAGTCACACTGTGATGTTGTGCTAACAAATTTGGCCAGCCCAAATAATCACTGTATTTTACTGACCAATCTGCCGCAAAACTATCACCAATAACTAGTATCTGTTTCAACTTATTCCTCGGCTGCCGCCTCAATCTCAGCCGCCGCTGGTTGAGACTTTTGACCGAATTCCTGCATAACTAAGTCCATGATCCCGTTTTCATTCTTGGACCATTCTTTGCGGAAATACTTATGTACTTCACCGTTGAGATCCGTGTAAGAATACTTGTTGCCCTCTTTCTTGACCAGTTCACGCTTTTCTAGTAGGTCAAAGAAACCCGAGTATGGATTCATACCAGTTTCATATGGAATCTGGATCTGAATGTCCTCGAATGGCTTGGCATATCTGGTCTTCATAATCTTACAGCCAGCACGAATGCCTAGTACATCAGTTACTTTGTTGCCTGCTTCGTCTTCTTTCAACTTGAGCTTCTTCATAGCAACTACGATTGAACTAGCATACACGAAACCGCTACCACCAGAAATCTTTGGATCAGGGCTGTAGGGATCTTGTGATTCATAACTGTGATTAGTGGCAACTAAGCCTACATTACAACTGCCAAACATGTTGACGCAGTTAGTAACTAGTGACTTGAGAGCACGTGGTTTGTGACCCATATCACCCTTCATGTTGCCCGAATCAAACTGGTCAACTTGAATGTTAGTCATCAACATACCTAAGGAGTCAATAACAAACAGTACCTTGGGACGCTCGTCCTGTGGCAGTTCTTTGTAGTCTTTCATAAATGTTGAGATAGTTTTGGCAACATCATCAATCATAGCCATGTTGAGTTTTAAGAGTTTGTCTTCGCTGGTATCAACACCCAATCCGTGTAGCCATGCTTCGTCAAGTGCGTTTTCACTGTCAACTAGAATCACATAGATTCCTTGTGCTTGTGCGTTGCGAATTAGATTGCCCGAGCAAATGTAGCTCTTTCCAGCGCCCGATTCACCAGCAAACACTGTTACCTTACCCAGTGGAACTCCCCGATTGAAGTCTCCTGAAATAAGATAGTTGAGTGCGTAGTTACCGGTAGAGATCCAGTCT